ATTACAGAAGCTAAAGAATAAATCATAAATTTAAAAAACACGAGGTAAGTATCAAAAAAAATAATTGGCTATTGTAAATAATGGAAAACTCTACAGCATTATTTACAATAATCTTTTTGTGTTTGATTTTCTTAGTCAGATGGAGTGTATTATTTAACATTGCTACGCTCGCTATAGTTGGTGGTGTGATTTTTATGACCTATGTTGTGTATACACAGAGAGAGGACAGAGAAACCACTGCTGCTGATGTCGGTAAAGATTTAATAACCGACCCATTAGTTATTGGAAGAGCTTACTTTTCTGGAACAAAAACAGGTCCAATTGGCGATTTCAGTGGAAGATCATCCTGGCCTGATGATAACGGGTTGAAAGCTCTTCCCGAAGAAGTATCCTAATACGAAGACTACTGCTACTATGATATAGCTTGTCTTATTCATTTGTGCTAAAACGTCAGTCTGCTGATATATTATTGGTTGTTGTGGCATTTGCTGCTGATAATACATCGGTTCTTGATAATATACTTGGTCTGGATAGTCATCTTCTTGGAGATGTTGAGGAATTTCCTTTTCTTCATCTAAAAGCTTGCTAATTGATGTTGTATAGGGTTCCTGCTTCTCCCTGGCGATGACTTTATCCTTGAAATCCATTTCATTATTATAATCAATTGGAACACCTATCTCAGTCTCCATTTAGTAATAAGTATTTTATCTTTTTAAGCATTATCACCGCACCTAATCCTCTTCTTCCTCGCTGTCGGATTCGTATTCATCCTCTTCATCTGTTTCATATTCATCTTCCTCATCATCTTCTTCTTTTTCGTAATCATCATCTTCTTCTTTTTCGTAATCATCATCTTCTTCATCGTCTGAATAAACAACAAAATCCTTCAAATTACCATTATCGTCTGCGTCTTCCTCATTATCCTCATCTTCTTCATCTTCTTCATCTTCTTCCGAATCACACATATCAGATTCATATTCTTCATCATCCGTGTAATCATCAATTATTTCATCTACTTCTGGTTCATAACGTTCGAATTTCTTTGAAACACGACCAGAACGAGTCTTTAAAGGGAGAGAACTCATTATATACTAATTAAACAATGTTTTTAAGCTAAATTAACTCATTTAGAAACACTGGATTAAATCGAGCACCTTCGTTTATTGCTGAGTTTAGTAATATTTGCTCGAAATTATATCCAAGTTCCTGTATTAAGTAAGTCATTTCATCATGTATGTCTAAATCCCCTGAAACGCCGTGTAATGAAAGTTCTTCAAGGTTTGCGAGGGCATTATGTAAAAATAAATTAGCTTTCTTAGAATCAGTTATATTTGCTTTGGCTAAATTCATGAATGCTACATATTGCTTATAATGCTCTGGGTGAACACCGGAATATTTATGAATTTTCTTCTGAATTGTTGTTATTTTAGAAAAGTCATCAACATCGCGTTTTAACATTTTGAGGACAAAATATACGACAACTGCAATAAGTATTACACTAATCATTACAATATTCTATTATTTTTTCTTTGGTGGAATAAGCTTATCTGTTATTTTACTAAACAATTGATGTCCCCTAGGTGTGTATTTTTTCACCTTACATGGACAATCTGAAATGAGAATACCCTTTTCTATCTTGAAAGGAACACAAAAATCATGTTCTTCATTTGCCTTTTCACAGAATGTTGCTGTTGTTTCAACTGTAAATATATTTCTTTTTCTGAGAATTCCAATAACTTCAGTTTCTTTTTGACCCATGACATATCTGTTGAGAAATGCAGTCAACATTGTATTAACATCACCATTAATAACAGGTTGGGGTTTAACTTCAGTCTTTGATGGTTTTTTATCTTCTTCTGTATATAGTTTTTCAACCAATTTATCTGGTATAACATGTCTTCTTCCACTGAAATCTTTACAAAATCCACTCCTTCTTCCACGAACTGTTTCACATGTGCAGAAACATTTTTGCATGATTGTATTTTTATTCAAGTAGAACCATATATGATTTGAATTATGTTCTCTTCCTAAGTTTTCACAATAATGTGAAGTTGTTGAAATTAAATATGACATTTTGTTTTTGAAGATGTGTGTAATTTCAGAGTTTTGTTGTCCTTCCATGTTCTTACGAATAAATGTTTGTAAATATGCAATGATTTCACTATCAATGACTTCATTTTTTGTTTGTGTCTTTGTGAATCCACCTTCTTTTACATAATTCATTTTTCGCTTTGCTACGGGTTTAATTGAAACAGGGAGTTCACATTCTGTTCGGACTGTTGTTTTCTCGAGCATTTCCAGTGTTGGTTCTTGTGATATTTCAGTCAACATGTTCAATGGGGCATGTGTGTATTTGTATATGGGTAAGTATGGACTTTGTGTGATTTTACCTGTTTTATTGCATGCATCACATCCTCTTCCCATACATGGTTCATGTTTCCCTATTTTGTGGGACCAAGGCATTCTAAAACCAGCGCCTTGGGTTTGTTTTTCAATACTGCCATATACAGCAACATCAATAATGTCATTCCAGTCTTGGCTTCCATAAGCTATTTTCAATGTTGAGACAATGTGGTCCCGTAAGGAAAGAGCGCCCTCCTGGTCTACAATAAATCCATGCCAGTTAAGATGAATACCTGTTTTTATAAGATTTCCAACTGGTTTGGGTTCTGCGACAGAAATAATACAATCTTTTCCACCCAATGTCTTGACTTTATCACAAATAACTTTGCAAATACTTTTAATATTATCCAAGTCTAGGGCTTCTTCATCTTTGTAATCAATGTCCAAGAAAAAGTTATATAATTTAGTTTTTTGTTCAACGACATAAATCTTATGACCACTCTTTATACATTCCATACACTTTTCATAAAAATCATCCAATCTATCAAATGGGATTGACAAGGAACCGCCGTCCATGAGAACATGTGATAGAGTGCTGTGTTTCTGTTTGTTATACACAAACCCATTTTTGAAGCACCACTCCTTGAACATATCTACTTACTGTTCTAAGGAGTTAATTTTTTAATCTTGTTGATATGGAGACATCTTCCATCTCTTCTTTATCATCACCCAAGATTGTTTCCTTCAATTGCTTCTTATAAACTAAAAGTTCATAAGCCCTATTATTTTTCTTTTCTTCAATAATAGCTTCAATTTCTTCTTCGCTTTTATCGAACTTATCCTGTAAAATATCCCTTATCTGTTTAAAAATATAAGCTTTCGATGACATCTTCCTATTTTATATTGAATGTTTTTCTAGATAAAGAAGAAACACACGAGTAAAATTTAGGATTTTTAATGATGTTGTCAACGATGAGGTCCCACCGTTTTCTGTTGTTATATTCTTCAAGGGTGTCCCAACTCAAATAGTCATTTTCATCAAATGTTTTTTTGATTGGGAGACGAGCGATTTTCTTTTGGTTAGTTTTTACTTTTTCGTTATTAAACTTTGAAATTATTTCAATTTGTTCATGTCTCTTGTATGAAACAAAAAAGATAAAAACATTATAAATAAGTTCATCGTTTGCACTGTCTTTGACAGAAAAATTGTATTCTGTATACTCACCATGCTTTAAAGAAACAACTCCTCGTGTTTCTTCTTCTAATTCCCTAAGTGCACATCTTAGGGGATTAGGTATTTCTCTTTTTCTACATCCTCCTGTAACAAATATCCACTCTTTAAAACGACGGTCCCTAACTGTCAGAAAACGAGGTTTATCACCTGAAAATGACACCGGAATGGCTATAGATTTATATTTCTTCATTGCGAGGTCGCAAGTTATAATAACTTTATTTTTTATTCTTCGTTATTTTCGGCCTCTTCATCAATTTCCTCAACCGCAAGCCTTTTAGACTCTTCTCCCTGTTCTGGGGAAATTGGTTTTGGGGCCACATGCACTGGGTATGGAACTTTCATGATTTGGGGAGGTGTATTTTTCAACTCTTTCAATTCTCTATACAAATAGACTGTGGCTAGAAGGCATACAACTACCGCCACAATACTGATATTTTCTTTGGTAAACATCTTTTATAAATATACATACTGTTAGTTTTTTAAGCAACTATCGCACCCATCTTAGCTTTAAACCCCAAGTCTTCTGCTGGTTGTGGAACAGCGAATTGAACACTTTGGAAGTGCTGATGCTTTTCCTTGGGTTGTTGTGGAACCTCCACATATTTTTCAATAACTCCAGATTTAGTATCATAGGTCAAGACAAATACAATCGCCAACATAATTATAATCTTCCAAAAATCCATTTATTATATAATAACATTTTTACTATGTTTGATTGTCCCATAGTAAAAGTGTTTTGTTTTTCTATATTTTTGTATTTAGTTCGCGTACATAAGACCTCCCATACCCTTTTCAATGTGCAAAACATTGTAGTTAATTGCGTACACTGGTTGTGTAAAGGAAGAATCAGAGGAAACGAATCGAGCTGAATCAAGGCGAGAGAAGTTCAAAGAACCAGTTGGTTGAGTCTTGGAGGTGTCCAAGCAGAATGGGTAAATAAACAATTCCTTCTCCTTGCTAGTCTTGTCCTGGATGTGGTAGAAAGATGGAACGGTGGAAAAGTTTGGATGCGCAAATTTGAAATCAGAAACATCAACACCATTAATTTGCAACTTAACCTTGTTGCCATCGGCCAATACATTGACTTCACCATCGAATGTATCAACATCTTGTGGACAAGAAACCAACAATTTAATTGGGTGGTTAAATACAAGCTCTTGAATCTTGTTTGTAGAACCCAAAATCTTTTGCACTTGGAAGCACAATATATCAATTGGACGAGAAGCGAAAGCATTGCGTTCATCAGCATCTAGGAAGATGAAATTAGCCATGCAATCCCACTTGTAGTTGGCAGCTTCTGGACCCCATGTAATTCGCATCTCAACATCGTGATACTGAAGAGCAACCAAAGGAATGGCGGCGTGATAGCTTTCACAGTTGAAGAAACGAAGTGGGTAGAAAGCGCTGGACTTTCCGCGACCAAAAAGAACTTCATTAGACTTAGAATGTGTAGACGCCAAAACATCTGGCGCAATTCTTTCTGTAAAGAAAGCATCTTGGGTGTCCACAACCTGGCCCCCAACTAGTAATTCTACACTAGTTATCACATTAGCCCACACATCAATATTCGCATGTTGGTCACCTGTTGAGGCAATTGGAGCCAAGTAAATGTAGCTCAACAAATCACCCTTTCGCTCAAATCGAACAGATGACATGCCGTTGTTCTGAACATTACCTTGGATAACTTGCTTTTCCACTGTTTGCGCAAAATTTGTATATCTACGGTATGAAGATTTAAAAAAAGACACCTCAGGGTTTCCAACCAAGTGGACATCCTGGGCTCCCACTGACACTAACTGCGCGACACCGCCAGACATATTTATACTATTATATGATTTTATTTTTTTTCAAATGTTTAACACATTTCAAAAAAGATATTGTTTTATATTTTTTTTCCTAAATTAGAATCTAATTATTATTCTCAAGTTCAACTATTCTC